AAGGGCTGGCCATTCGACATCTTGTAAGTTTCTGTAAGTAACTTATAAACCAAATCGCCAATAGTTTTTCTAGCAGCCGCACCCATTCGCATAGGTATTCTTGTAAAAGCGCCCAAGTCATCGTCAATTATTGCTTCTTCGGTAATTGAAAATAGATCCCCGAATTTGGCTAGTTTTATTTTTTCGCCACGGTCATCTATAGTTGTATATTTGTACTCTTGACCTTCCTTTACTTCACGTAAAGAACTCATGTGATTAAGTGCTGACCTGTGAGCCTCTTTGTAATTGCTAAGGCTTCCCTCGCGGGTCCATAATGGGTAAGTCTCTGGCTGCTCTTCAAAGCCCATCAGCAAAGATTGATTTGCTACATCTTGAATTACATTGCCAAAGTCACTTCTACTATGAGTAAACGCGGCGCCGACCATATCGCCAACAGTGTTAAACATTCCTGAGCTTTGGCCAGCAATTGCAAGTGATGCTTTTGCTAACTCTACAAGAGTATTATTTCGATAGGGATTGTCATTAGACATTTCACCGTCTTTTAACTTAATCTTTGATTTAGCTTTAATAGCTGCAATCATTGCGTCTTTATCAATGCTGCCATTTCCTACATTCATATTAAAACCGCCCTTCTGTGGGGTTGCGCCTTCACCCAACTTATTTAAAAGCTTGGCGCGAGCATCTTCTATTGAACATTTAGCATCGTCTAAGCATGAGCCTAACAATTCAGCGTGTTTTTCAGCGAACGAACCAAAGGCGGTGCGTATTTCCTGCTTACGCGTCTCTTGCTTGGCTTCGTAGTCTGCGACTGCTTTAGCTTGTACCGCTTCAACATCAATTTTATTTACTGCAACCGGTTCGGTCACAACGTTTGTTTCGGCTTTTGGTGCCGAGTTTACTTTGGTAGTCATGATGACTTCTCCAGTTGTAGTGTCAGCAGTTGCCAACAGTTTAAATAATGACGTTTTATCACTATCGTAATTTTGTATTTTTGTTACATCAAAAGAAGCCGCTAACATAACTTCATCTGTTACTTGATCAGCGAAACCCATTTCGACTGCTTCAACGCCTGTCATCCACGTTTCTGCGGTCATCAGTGCGTCTATTTCACCCTCTGAGCGACCTGACTTGTTAACATAGGCAGATAGTAATGCTTTCTTCATTTTGTCCAGCACGTCGGCCGTTTTGCGCAACTCTTCCGAGTCGCCCATAGCCTGTCCCCAAGGGTTATGGATCATCATTAGCGCGTTTTCTGGCATAGTTATTGTGTCACCCGCCATTGCTATGATTGACGCCATTGAAGCGGCTAAACCATCAATCTGCACATGCACTTTGCCTTTGTGATTTTTCAGCAAGTTGTATATGGCAATGCCGTCTGTTACTGAGCCGCCGGGAGAATTAATGCGCAAAGTAATATCGTTAGACTTATATTCTTTTAAGTCGCTTGAAAAATCTTTAGCGGTGACTCCCCACATGCCTATTTCGTCATATACATAGATTTCAGCCATGCCACTGGCAAGGGCTTTCATCTCATACCATTTATTTTGCTTTGGCATTTTCATGCTCCATTTTTGGACGTAAAAAAACCGCAATTAAGCGGCCTATTATTTTTCTACTATTTGTTCCGGTGTTTCAGGCGGTGGTTGTACTTCGTGCCTAGCATCTGAGCTAAAAACTAAATCACGCTCTTTATTCTCTTTAACTTCCTGCTCTCGCTGTCGTTTAACTTCTTGCGGGTTTTCACCTTTTGAGCGTATTACCTTAGCCTCAGTACTAAACCCTGCTTTAACTGACCGCTCATGCGCCTTGGTTTCTTTGTCGGGATCAATCCACGGCATAACCGGACCCAAATAAATAGCATTGTTGATTGTTTTCATATCAAGATCTAGCGGTGGCACTAAGTCACCGCTTGCGATCCCAATAGCAACAACGCGCCTGTATAATTTTTTAGACCACTTAGTGATAAACATTCTTTGCAGTATCTCGTAACCTGCATAACCTTCGACCATTTCTTGACGCTGCGCAGAATATGACCCGTCAAAGTTTTGGCCAATTGTTGACGCCGTACCACGTGAACCGCTTGCAATCGCTTTTATCATTGAGTCTCTAAACGGTTGCAGTAAAGCACTTGGCCTATTACTTTGGATAGTCCCTATTTCTTCACCCGGCATAAGTCCATCAAAGAACATGCCCGGTGACATTTGCATAATGCGGTCTTCATCTGCCACCTGATTAGAGTGATTGCCCGGCGCTTTTTTAACGTAAGCAGCAAGCACCGCGGATATTCTAGCCGCTACTCTTTCAGACTCTTCATAATCCTTTAAATCTTCTAGCCTAGTGATAACGCCGTGAAGTATTGAAACGCCTCGGCTTTGACGTAGACGGTTTGTATACTTCAAATGCAGCACATTATCAGAAGATATTCGATTTGTTTTTGATCTAAACCCTAGCATATCGCCGGGGTGATTCTGATAAAAGTGAAACGCTAAGGCTTGGCCCCATTGATTGCGCTCTACACCTTGAAAAATACGATCGCCATCTTGCTTGTGATAAGGTAAAAAATCAGCTTCTAAGCACTCTACAGATAAAGGTACTTTTGTGTTGTGCTTAAAATTAGCAACGTTACCTTCAATTATCTTTCCAAACACTTCACCATCACGAAGCCAAGACCGGCAAAGTAAGCGCTCCATTTCTTCGCGTGACATTTCGCCAGTCGTGTCGGGAGCTGTTGAAAACTCTTGAAAGTAATCCGATACCTGTTTCGCAAACGCTTCGTGCTTTTCGCCCGCCACGGTAAACGGCATTGGCTCAATACTGATCCCTTTTGGTCCTATCACTTTTTGCTCTAGTATATTTAAAATACCGATAACAATATCGTGGCTTTCATCTAAATATCGAGCTTGGCCACGTATTGACTCAGCATGACCATGTACAGCAGTAGTGCCGCTTACGTTTCTAATTTTTGTTTTACGATTGCGGCCGGGCTTTGATGCGTCATACGATTTGAATTGCTCAGCAAGTGCGCGATTCTTTATTCTATCCGCGCCCCACCTAGGGGCAATTGATAGAATGGCAGCATCCAGTATATTCATTAATTAAATCTCGATAGTGAATATATTTTACCACTGTTAGATTGTAAATTTACTTTGCGTTCCCACTCTTGACGACCGGCGCGGATTTGTTCTAAATCTTCCATTGTCATTTGCTCGCCGCGAAGAGTGACAGATTTACCTTGCAAAACGTCTTTCTCTGCCTGCATGTACAGGTTAAGCATTTCTTGTTCTATGGTTATCATATCCAACTCTTATTGCTGTTATTGACCCAGCCACTTCGCTGCTTAGGTTTAGGTTTAGCCGCATCTGGCTTAAATATTTTATTTTCTAGTTGCTGCTGATAATACTTAAAGTCTGGTTGAAATATGTAAACCAGACCCAAATTGTAAACAGATAAATCGAATGCCTCGTTGCGGGGCCTTATCTTTACCCACTCTTCCATGTTGACGCCCTTGATATACCTCGCCCTTAACTCTTCGGCGGTATACATCTTGAAGTAATCAATTTCAAATAAATCAGAAATAGGAAAGTGCACATAACCTGCGCCGGGCTTTTGTATGCCAGAACGCTGATATATCTGCTTTTTAAGTTTGTGAACGCCAAGCGTGTGAAGATTGACATTACCCAAATTATTGCGAGTAGGTGGAGCGACCAAGTTAGCGTCTCTACCAGTAGCACCTTTAAGCGCATATATTGAGTGCCTACTGCGTTTTATGTAGTTGTAGACTTCTTGTGTAAAGTGTCCAGCTGTATCTTGTCCGATCAAGTGAGTGTTTAATACAATCCCTGACTCATGCTTGAATGTTTTATCAAGTGCTATATCTAAACGATCCCATACTTCACGCTCGTTTAAATTACCGCGGACGGTTTGATAGTGAAGCTTCCAGTTTTCTTGCTGATCTCCCCACCCTTCCCACTGCAACTCAAATCGATCATCTTGTGTGTCAACGGTGCAGGTAATAAAGACAGCACCCTTTGGCACTTCGGCAGGATAGTGTTCGCGCCTGCTGTACAATAAATCGGGATCAGAAGTTAAGCCTTTTTCTTTCCATGTTTCAGCAAGTGAAACGTTCGTAAATGTTTGTAAATCACCCATGGCCTTTTTAGACAAGAAGGACTTTACAACGTCCATCAACCTGACAAACTTTGATCCCATTTCGGGAAAGTGAAAAGAAGCGTGTCCTTTAAATGGCTTAGCAGCAATCCACTTACCGTTGTCCAATGCTTTATATCTTTGTGAGTCATCCCACAAACTGCCGCAATGTTCGCAAGCATAAGCGGCTGTGTGCGGCATGTGCTCGCCTTCATCGTCTTGTTGCCAAGTAACTTGCGACCATTTTAAATACTGCACTTCATTACAGTCGAAACATGGCACATGATAACGCCTTTGATCCCCTTCGTTAAAAGCGGGCTCAATGTAAGATGTTTCCGCAAGTGTTGGTGTTGATGTTTCAAACAGTAGTCTTTCATCGCGAAAC